ATCTAGAGCCTACCGGCACTAATCAATAACAACTACTAACTGACAACAATACAGTAATAATCATAGTTAGAAAAATAAGAGAGGTAAAAATCATGAAAAAACTTATCAATTGGATTTGGTCTAAAAAACAAAACGAACAAGTGGAAACATTCGTAATTCACAACCGCCCAATGTGGGATGTTCAAATGCGTGATTACAATAGCACTCATGGACTACCAGAAGACCAAGTAATCGGGTGATGCCATGAAGTTACTATAGAAATTGCTAACCAGAAAAAAACCTAAAGAGCCAGAATACTTTTTCGAGGTGGTCGAAACCCCAGAAGAAAAGAGCGAACGGCTCAAAAACAAATACACAAACTAACGTCAATCTTTCAGCGTGCAGCCATGGCCCTGCCGTGGAGTGTAACTTATACCCATAATTCCCCAAAATTATACTAAATTACTTTTTTCCTAACATTCCCATTTTACAGTCTAATAAAACATTGAAATATTCTACGGTGGGGCGTTGGGTGCACGTTGAGAGCACTAAAAAAGCATGGGTTAGGGCCCATGCAAGAAAATTATACCAAGGAGATTATACCATGTTTACACAACAAATTGCAAAACCATCTTACGTTAAAACTAAAGCTTTCGGGCTTTGCGGAACACTAGCTCTTGCTACCGCATTGCTTATCGGTGCTGGGGCAGTATCAGCGGACGAAACCACTCAACCAGTGGTGGACACACAACCAACTGCAGCTAACGTCTACACCGCTGATAACGGCGGCAACATTACAGTGACACCGTCTGAAACAGTGGCACCAGTGGAAACACCAGCGGTTGCAGCTGAAACAGCACCAGTGGCAGAAGCACCAGCAACAACTACAGAAGTAGCTCAACCAGCAGCTGAAACACCAGCGGCTCATACTACAGTTACTAAATCGGGCGACACTATCAACGTTGAAAATCCAAACGTTGAGGTTACTTTCCCGAATGGCACTGGTAAATACTCACCATTCGAGGTCGAGTATAAAGATATTGAGTTTCCAGATAGCATGGCTATCAACGAGGGAGACAAGGTAGTAACAGAGCTGCCTAAAGAAATCGGTCTTCAAACATCGTTCGATTTCGATGTTTACAACAACAACGACGTAATCGGTAAGGCTAACGCCGACGCACAAGCTCGCAAGATCACAACTACTTTTAACAATTACTTCACTGAACATCCTTTGAATAAAAAGATGTCTTTGAAGTTCGACGCTAAATGGCTCGACATTGTTGAACCGGGTAAACCTGTTACCGTTAACTTCAACGGAACAGTCAAGACCTTTGAAATTGCTGACGGTAACCCAATTCCAACAGACGAATTGCTTTCAAAATGGGGTTGGCAAGACAAGAATGATCCACAGATTATTAACTGGACTTTGCGTCTAAATACAGCTCGAAAAGTGCTTAATAACGCTATCTTGTCTGATACTTGGTCCAACAATCAACAATTTGTTGACGGTTCACAAAATATTTATTTTGTAGAAGACCCACTCGATTGGACTGTTATCGACCATTCGGCAAAAGATTATCTTGAATCATGGAATGTACGAGCTGACGGTTTTGACGCCAAATTCAAAGAGTTTAACCGCATCATGTATATTGGGTACCAAACTCGATTGAAGACAGCGGTTAAAGATAGCACAAACCCAACGAACAAGGCTACGTTAACAGCGGATGATAGCAGTAGCAAGTCAACTTCTAAGGTCCAACTTGTAGGCGGGCGTGGTGATGCTAGCGGTGAAAACAAGCCAGCACCAACGTTTGAAATTCCACACGATGCACCTAAAGTTGACATCCCGGAATTTGAAGGCGGGGTAGTTCCTAATGACCCACCAGTTGTTGAAATTCCAGAATATAACGAACCTATCGGCACCGTACCGAATGAAGCCCCAGTTTATGATAAACCAGAATGGAACGGCGGCACAGTGCCTAATGAAGCACCTATTCACGACAAGCCGGAGTTCCAAGGTGGTATTCCGGGCATTCCAGAAGTACGTGAGTTGCCACCGTTCGAAGGTGGAGTAGTGCCAAATGATGCACCTATCCTCGACTTGCCAGAGCTTGAAATTCCAGAGGAACCAACTAAACCAACGCCAGAAAAACCTAGCACGCCAGAAAAAGCCCCTAAAACGAGCGTAGAGCGTCCTAATGGCAAAGTGGCACAATCTACCACAGTATCTTATAAGCTCGATTCTGAGCCAAAAGAGGTGGCAAATACGACGGTTTACGGTGGCACTCTACCACATACTGGTGAGAAAGAAGGCATCGCTAGCACTTTAGGGCTGGTAGTAATTGCTGCTGGCATTACTGGACTAACTCTTGGATTTAAAAAACGTAACGACAAGTAATTAAATAATTGAAGTGGTGGGAGGGTAGGCATTAAACATGGAACAAGAAATTTACAACGTCGAAAGCCGGTGGCGGAACAAGTACATGAATTTAGGGCGAGATTATCAACAGTCAGCAAGACAGAATCTTGTCACTAGCTCAAGAAAACAACAAGCTCAAACGGGAGCTTTGGCACCTAAAAAAGTCAAAGGGCAAGAAATGGCTCTAAAATCGCTTGTAACCGTCCTAAATAATCTAGTGGCAATTACACTAGAGAAACGGTAAAACGGCAAATAACCCCCAAAATTTGAGAATTAGGGGTATTTAAAAAGGATATGACATGGAAGAAATGACATTTACAGAGTTGCAACAACGGATGCAGCTTAAAAAAAAGAAAGAAGGGACTGCCAAGTACGCTTCAAGGCACGCCGAGGACATTTACAACGTTTTTAAAAGTTTGAAATCAAATTGGAGCGTAGTAGTCAACTATGATCTAGTCGAATTTTCTGGCAAGGTTTTTATCAAGGCTATTGCAACGGCATCTAACCGAGAGGAGAAAGAGCAAGCAGTAGCGTTCGCAGAATTATCTCCCGTACCGATTTTGAAAACCCGCAACGGAGACTTAAAGCAAATGAATGAGCCGCAATGGGTAGGGGCCGTACAATCATACGCTGGGAAGTACGCCTTGCAAGCACTATTTGCAATTGGCGAGGAAGACGTGGACCACTTCGAAGTGGCAGAGGAAAGTTTGAGACCAAACCAACCTCACAATGGTCAATATCAAAACCAACAACCGAAAGCACAACCACAACCGCAAAACAACCCGCAGCCTAACTTTATCAGCAATGACCAGCATGATCTTATTATGCAACAAGTCAATGAGTTGGCATTGTTGAGTGGCAAAGATTTCGAATATATCGAGAACTACTATCTACAGAAATACAAACTCAAGAATTTCCATGAGTTACTAGTTCCGGGGCTTGAAATTGTTGTCAATGACATTCAAGGGGAAATCAACAAAAGGAGAGGAAACTAGACATGAAGGACGTAACAAACAATTTTCTTGAAACGATTGAACCGGTCTATACGCCGGGGCAGATCAACTTTGATTTTGAAAAATTCGATGCAGCTATTCAAGCAGCAGTTAGCGAGCTATCAGACGAACAACTAGACAGCTTGGAATATAACGAGGTCTTAAAAGAAATCACACGCTTCAAAGGGCTTGGCGACAAACTTGACGATAAGCGTAAGGAAATCGGCAGGATCTACAAAGACCCACTCACTGAGTTTGAATCTAAACTAGCGACCTCGCTAGAGCCATTGGAGGCACTCCTTGAAAAGCTACGTGCTAAACGTGATGAAGTCAAAGAACACAAAAAAATGCTGCGAATTGACCACGTTAGATCGGTATTTGAAAGCAAATGCGAGCTAGCTGGACTAGACAAGGACACATTCAAGGACAAGTACGAGAGCTTTTCTAAGGTCGGTGACTTCATGAATAAGAAAATGAAGCTCAAAAAAGAGACAGAAGAAAAGATTGACGCTCTTGTTTTGGCTGAGTATGACCGACTGGAAGAATACAAGTCTAACGTGGGCATGATTGAGGAACAAGCCCTTGACTATGAGTTACCAGCTGAACCATACACTAGAGCATTGCAGAATGACACACCTCTAGTTGAAATCTTGAAGCAAATGAAGAAAGACCGTGATGCAGCCGTAGAGCGTAAGCAGCAAGCAGAAGCCAAAGCGAAAGCAGAAGCGGCACGCCTAGCAGAAATTGAAGCCATGGCCCAACAGTCAGCAAACGAGGAAATAAAAGCGGTTAACGCTGAAACCGGGGAGGTAATCGAAGACACTAAACCCGTTGAGGAAGTGCCTAGCAAACCCGCTGAACCGTACAAGGTCAATCTTGCTCTTACGTTCCACGGTGGTGAAAACCAATGGCATCAATTCGCTAAATTGCTTGATGACAACTTTGTAAATTACGAAATTCTAGGAGAAAATCAATGATCAATTCGACCGTACTAGTTGGGCGCCTAACCCGTGACCCCGAACTAAAATACACGACCAGTAACATTGCAGTAGCTACGTTTAGCCTAGCTGTTAACCGCAACTTCAAAGATGCTAACGGCGAACGTGAAACGGACTTTATCAACTGTGTTATCTGGCGTCAGCAAGCTGAGAATTTGGCTAACTGGGCTAAAAAAGGCGCTTTGATTGGAATTACTGGACGCATTCAGACTCGTAGCTATGAGAATCAGCAGGGTCAACGTGTGTATGTCACTGAGGTGGTCGCTGAGAACTTCCAAATGCTAGAAAGCCGTGCAGTGCGTGAAGGTAGCAGCGCCAATCAAGGCAACACTTCGGGAGCGTTTGGCAATGGCAACGGCTATGCAGGGCCTCACGGGCAACAAGCACCGCAACAACAAGCGCCACAACAGCAAGGGCCAAACTTTGCAAGAGAAAGCAGCCCATACGGTAATTCAAACCCAATGGACATCACTAGTGATGATTTGCCGTTCTAATTAGGTGAAATATGAAACTAGAATTTCTATTACCAAGGTCAAAATCTAAGCCTGCTCAAAATTTAGTTATCAACAGTAATGACAGATTTCACTATCAAGCAGAGGGCCGGATGGTCAAGAAACTGCGATTGATAGCGAGAGCAGAAGCGGGGCTTAACATTAAGCCAGTATATAGCCCAGATAAGCCTTGTAAAGTGCTTGTCACGGTCTATGCACCAACCAGACGAAGATTAGACCCACCCAACCTATATCCGACTGTTAAGGCTATTATAGACGGCTTGACGGACGCTAATTTATGGCCAGACGACAATCACGAAGTTATCAAAATGATGTCGTTTCAGTATGGCGGGCTAAGTGGTGAGTCTGGGAAATTTAAGATTGTGTTAGACATTGAAGGAGCGTGAAATGAACAGCAAATATAAAGACAAGCTGGTCGGTGTATATGCTCCGGGTAGTTATGGCCACACAAGTGTGTTAGGTCAAACGCAAGAGTTTTCGAAGTGGTTCTGGGCTAATCACGAGGACATGGAATATATCAGCGCTAAGTTAGGTATCAATGCAAAGAAGCTCAATCGCATACTGACACTAGAGCAGTTGCCGGATGAAGACTTGTTAAGGAAGATGATGGAACTACGCAACGTAAAGGAAGTAAAACAATGACAGAAATTAGATTACAGAATCCATATATGGATGAAACTATCAAGGTCAAAGAAAACTATAAACTCATTCGTGACATGCTGGAATGGCTTGGACAAGGAAATATAGATTATCTTCAATTGCAGCAGGTTGAGCCAGAAGAAAGGATGATTACTATTAGTCCTAAGAATTTTGCAAAGACAGTGAGCATGTCTTCAGTAATAAAAACGATGCGATTAATGAATTACACCGCTTACGTGGTGTTAAATATCGCAATGCACGAAAATATAAGGTTGAAATGGTGGAAGTAGATGGATAGACAAGAAGCAATCGAAAAATTATCGACAATCGGGCATATCTCTGTATCATACGCAGAAGACCTATACGATTCTTTCTTCCCTAAACCAGCCATCCCGCAGTTTGTGGCAGATTGGATTAAGTATTGTAAATTTACTAACGTTAATCTGGGGCGGGCTTTATTTATTAGTGATATAGATTTTTACAATTATGAAAGTCAAGAAGATTGTTCAAAACTAAAAGAATTTCTAGGAACAGAGACAAACCAAGAAACTTTCGCCCTCGCTTGGACTTTAGGCTACGAGGTCGAGAAAGAACCTAGGTATACGGTTCGAATTAAAGGGGTTGATGGATACGCTACCCATCTCAATGAAAATGTATACAATCATGGTTTTTTGCATCAAATGACGAAATTAAAGGTTATAGAACCCAACACACCCGCAAAGAGCTAGAAGCGAACGGTTTCGGCTGGGTGTTCGACTGCGAGGGGATTGAAATCGAGGAGGTAACGGATGAATAATCTTAAACAGTTACGGAAATCAAGGGGAATGACAAGAGTGGAGTTAGCCGAAAAAATTAGGGTTACAAAATTGACCATCCTTAATTGGGAACATGGCACCCATGAAATCAAAGGAAGTAACGCTAAAAAGTTAGCTGACTACTTCGATGTATCAATCCCTTACTTACTTGGTTGCGGTACTGATAACACATTCTCAGATTTAATTAATAAAATCAACCACTGGGCAGACGAACGCAATTTAAAGCAAGCAGACCCAAAGATTCAGTGGATGCGTATTACTGAGGAAGTCGGAGAAATTCGGGATGTACTCTTGAAACCGACGAAATTCACGGAACCGCAAGCAGCACTTAAGGACGCAATCGGTGACACGTTGGTAACGATTATCGTGCTAGCACACCAGTTAGACCTTGACGTTACTGAGTGTCTAAGCATTGCATACGAGGAAATCAAGAATAGAAAAGGAAAGATGGTAAATGGAACATTCGTCAAGGAGGAAGACCTTTGAAAATGATTGTTTGGGCGCTATTTGACAGTGGGAATGGATCATATACCAAGGGCGTTAAGAAATTAGATAAAGATATTGAAATCTACCCAATAGGTATTGATATTGAAAATAAAAATCATCATTTTATCAATCTGAATTTAGCTGATTATAGCCGTTTGTTCGGAGATAACACCTTATTCGACACATTGGACAAATTGCCTAAACCTGACTTAATTATCGCTAGTCCACCGTGTGAAAGTTTTTCTAATGCTAGTGCTATGGATAGAGGAAATGCTTGTTGGAAACAAGAGCAAGGTGACTCTTTATTTCAACCGCAAGAACCCTTGTCAATATTTACCGTTCGAGATCATAAAGATTATGACAGATATCAATATTATCCCAATAAGCAACT